TGCCGCATCATTAGCTTTACGTTCATCGTCACTCATCGCGTAATAGTTTTCAAGTGTTTTTAGATTCTCATCAATCCATTGCTTTCTAAAAGCTACTGGATCTTTAACGTCCATAATCCTAGCCATGTGGTATATTCGCATGTCTGGGTCTTTTTCGTTAAAAATGGACTCTATTTTTTGTGTGATATCTTTAGCTTTGGCCTGGAACTGCTTGCGTTCACCGGTAAATTCAGAATACTTGCGGGTCCAATCAGTTTTTCCAGAATAGTCATTAAGTAGTTCTCGAACGGGGACAGATTCGTCTTTTCCGTTGATTTTGACGGTAACGACGGCGTCTTCTGGCAATTCGGCTTCTTTATCTCCTGACTTGTACTTGATGTATTTAGGCTTTTCTTTATCTGCTTGTTTTTCCACTGGTTTTTCAGTTTCTTCTTCTCCGTCTTCTTTTCCGGATGCCTTTTGTTTAGGCTCATCTTTTTGAGGCTTCCCATCTTTACCTTCCTTTGGTGGAGCTTTCATTTCCTTCACAGCTTCCTTAGCTGCTGCTTTTGCTTCAGCTTTTGATTCTTTAGCTTCGTATGATTTAGCTTTCTTGCTATTCTCCATTACCGCTTCTAATTCATCAAAAGTCGCTGGCGTTGAATCACTTCCTCCAACACTAAGTGTGGTATCTGTATTTACCGCCGGGGTTGAAAATGGTGCTCCAGATGACGATGAACTACCGCCTCCAGAACTTCCTGTACTCGTAGATGTGCCTTCCATGTATATCTCCATGTAATCGGGTCTAACTTAATTGTTAGAGTTACCGTTTTTTATTGATAATTAAGGTCTAGCCCTTGTGCAGGATTATTAGCTAGTTCCTGGTTCTGCTTTTCCTGAGCCATAGCATCCAACTCTTCAGGAGTATGTTGAGGAGTCATTTGCTCTTGTCCGGGAACAGGCATTTCTCCAGCAGGTTGCTGAGGAGCAGGAGGCACTCCAACAGCAGCTGCCTGAGCTTGAGCTTGTTGTTCCATTGCTACCTTCTGATCAAGGTCTACTCCTGGGTCCATAACCATAGGAAAGAATGGAAACATCTGCATGATTAACTGTGCATAAGCAGGATTTTTCTTGGTCTGCTCCATCATCAAATACTCAGTAGCCATCAAATGGTCTTTCATTAACTGAACAATTTGAGGATCAGTATTTGCTTTTAGACCATAGTCCTGCATAGCTCTTACATGAACTCCGTAGTGGACGTGATGTAATTCAAACTCTTCTGGCTCCTTAGCTTGCTTTCCATCAAGGATCTCTTCATTCTCTTGCTCAGCAGAACGTGCAGCCGAAGCTCCAACATCCATGAACTTATCACTCTGAGCAAAATCTAGCATTTCCAATACCTGTTCTTTAGGAAAGAGATCTGGATATCTTTGAGACATATCTAAAATGAACTGCGTTCTAGCTGCCTTACTATCAGGCAAAGCTGACTGATTATGAATTACTACAGAATAAGGTTTAGCTAGTGATTCTGGGTCATACTTCATCGCGTTCCAACGATTGTCTTTACCTAAGATCATCATAGTGCGCTTGTCTGACTTCTTATAATACTGACCACAGATATTTAAGACTTTGTCATAAACTGCACGGATACAGCTCTCAAAGTTAGCAACATCTGTATTCATCCGACGATTCTCGGACTCTGACACATACTGAAGCGCCACGAATGCAGTAACTCCAGTTGGAGGCTCACCTTGAACAACAGAGTTAGACTTAGAGAATTGATAAACGCGCTTAATATTGTTCTCGATCTGTTCAAACACTTGCGGGCTTACAGGATTTGCTTGCGCTAATACTGGACGATTTGCTCCAGCCTTTACGCTCACAATGGCCGTATCATTGCCTAGATTAGTCTCGTTAACGCTTCCAGCATCAACAAACCACTTAGGATGAGCACAAAGCATAGTTTGCTTATGAACCATGTTGTTCATGTTGTTCACCTGAGCAACAAGGCCACGGATCTTCTCAATACTAGACTCACCAGAACACTCTAGTTCATTAGTAATGTCTGGAAGTCTTTCAACTGGTAAGCCTTTGAATCCATAAGGTAATTTAGATGATTTAAGAATACATTCGCCAGTAAACACACATTCAAAGCCATCTGGAACAAACTTAGTCTTTCTATGCCAGAAGGTAATCTTCATAGTCTTACCGTCTTGAGACTTTTCTTCCATCTTTTCAAAGTCATACTCCAGCTTGCGAGCGTCTGACTTAATCTTATCTTTCTTGCTAGGGTACATGGTCTTTAATTCTTCTGTGTAAACCCACTCAATTAAAAATCCATGGTTTACATTTTCCCAGCAGTCAGCACGTTCATAAAGAAAACTCAAAGGCGACACAGGTTTTACTGATACATCCCCAACATAGATCGGCATATCAAACTCTAAGTCCTGATCTCCTGCCTTAGCTTTAAGCTTCTGAAGGCTTGGATGAATATCACCTTTGTCTGGGTCCCAGCAAGTGACCATGAAAGACTCACCTGCAATGCGTGAAATCCTAAGTAAACTTTGCCATTTACGATCAAGCTTTTCGATATAATCAACATGGGATAAGAACCGCTTAGCAATCTTTGCATCAACCTTGTCTGACTCTTCGTCATGGACTGGGATGATTGCAACACTAGGCTTTTTCTCCATCATCCTAGACACCTTCTCTTCAACAGTGTCGTAGATTAGTGGCAGCACTACTTGTGGCATATAGCGAGTTCGCTTGGCTTCCTGATCCCTTGGCGTGTGAACCTGTTCTCGGTACTGTATACCTTTGTAACGAAGGAAGTTATTCTTAATCTTATCGAAGCGATAGTCATTTGCTGTTTTAATGAGCATCATCTCTTCTTTTAACCAATCGAGTAAAGCCTTCTCATTTTCCTTATCTATACAGAAAAAAGGCTTATGCTCCTGTGAGCTGTTGGTTTCATTACTAATGTCATCAAAAAAGTCAGCCATGACTTCCCCTTATTAAGTGGTTAACAATCTATTGTATCTTTTCCATGCGGTTAAAATACTCAGCTTCATCCTCGTCTAAGTTTTCAGGGGAATCAAATTCCCTATAATTTTTTTTTACATCATCAAGCTTTACAGCTCTGCCAAGCTCATCGACCGGAATCATTTGAATTTGATGCGTAGATCTTTCTTTCGCCTCGAATCTGATGAATGTCCACAAAGACAAAGAAAGGCTAATAACTGACAGAACAAAGGCAGCGATATCCATTTAATCCTCGATTTCGTTCTTTAACCGTTCAATCTTTTCAGGTAAGTCTTCAACAGGTTCTTGATCCTGGTCATCATTAATCTGCTTTTCCATCATCATCCGACGCTCTGGGTCAACAGATTCTGTCATGTATTCTTTCATGCCTGACAGGTCTCGATTGCCGACTTTGCTGTGGCCACCGAGACCAACTATTCCAACCCGTCCATCATTGTAATGGATAAAGACATAGTTGCCTTTTCCCTTCTGAATCCTAGACACAGACTTTTTATTAATCATAATTTAACGCACTCCAGTCTTCGTTCTCTAAGTCAGCATAAGCACTCGGTTTAAATAAATCATCTAATTTTTCATGTCTAGGTTCAATGTCTTTATCTTTTGATACTTTTTAGCTTCTTCAGGGTAAAGCTTTCTTCTATATGCAGATTTGCACCTATTAGAACAATACTTTGTCTTTCCTGCTTTGAATAAAAACGAGTCAGCAAGGTATTTATCATCACAATTAATACACACTACTTCAACCTTTTGTCTGTTTGAAAATACGTTCTTTGCGTGTTGTTTATGCCAAGCTTTTCCATCATCTGTTCTGTGCCACTTTGCCGCTAACGGACGAATCGCCTCAAGTAAAGCAATTTGATTTTCAGATGATGCTCTTTTTGACCTTTCTTCTCTATGCTCAAAGAAATGATCTGCTGATGATAAGCATTCAAGATTAGAAATATCATTGTTTAGATGATTCCCATCTTTATGATGGATATGACTTCCAGCCTTTATATCTCCATTATGGAAAGCCCAGATTGCTCTGTGAAGGTATCTTTCCCCTGTTTTCATATAATGCTGAGTAGAACATCTATAATACCTATTTAAAGTACCTTTTTTATTTAAATATCTTCTGTACTTAATTCCATTAAACTCTATTATTTCTGTCATTTATAAGTCCTCGCCAGCTATATGATCATAGTTAGCTCCGGATATGTCATCATAATTGCTGTAGAATGATTTAAAGTCATCTTCTATTCTAGATGCTCTATGATGATCTTCTATCGGCTTCTCTTTTGGATAAGGATCATCATCAAAATTATAACCTAAAGATCCCATAGCATAAGACGCTGCGTTAATTAAATGGTCGTCCTTATCTGGTATATTGCCCTTTTCGTCCTTCACATATTGTCGTATCTCCCAAATAAACTTTGGAACAGCATCTGTAAGTATCAACAAGTCATGATTAAAAAGGGTCTTAAGCAACTGAATATAGCCCTCAATTCCAAAAGCCTTCTTATCACTCTTCTCAATCCACCACTTGTCAGTTATCTCATTGATTTCATTAGTAAACCAAGCAGCAGCACTATCAACTATATGCCTTGAAACATTAACGCCTAATGCTCTCCACTTTGCTGATTTTTCCTCAACAGCATAATAGATCTTTCTGCTAGTCATGTGCTCCATACGATCTTCATAAATCTCATCAATTGGAATCGACTTTTTAGTATATGGATTATGTAAAAACATTATCACGCCAAAGACAGACGTCGAAGCTGGATCGAGGCCTATAACCAAATTCCACTTATTAAGATCTTTAGGGATCACATCACTAAGCTTATGAATAGGTTTAGACAAAGCCTGAGGTATAATATGACGCTTTCCGCCAAGCACATATATTCCCTCAAATTCTCTCTGCCAAGTCTCAATATCTTCGTTTGTTTCGTACTCTGCCTTTTTCCTATCTAGCCAGTCTTTGCTTATATACGGATTAGACGACGTCGGAGCGTTGAAATAAAACCAGTCTTTTGACTTCTGAGCCATCTCCATCAAATCAACGTAATGATTATGAAACTCAGGCGGTGTCCCTAAAAATATAGCAGGGGCATTAAACGCTGCTCTATTTGGTTCAAACGCATCAAGAAATGATTTTTTCATGTCTTTTATTTCGTCATAAATAATCAAGCCTTTTGGCTTAACTCCTCGTAATGAATCAACATTATCGCTTCCCTCGCACTTTATATAAGACCCATTTTTAAGCCTAATCCGCATTTCTGTTTCGTTAACAGACTCGATCCAATCTTGAGGGATCATGTTTTGAAGCCTTCTAGTTTGCCAGACAATTTCCCTAGCTTGCTTCATATATGGCGCAAAGTAATAGTTTTCACTGCTTGGATTGCTTGCCGCCCATCTAACTAGACAATAATCCGCGACATCTGTTTTTCCCCAGTTGCGGCCACATGATCCAAATATGTTTGTATATCCTTTGTAAAACAAAGCCTCGCCAACCTGAACTTGTCCATCGTGTGGTTGCCACTTCTCATGCAGCTCATGCAATACTCTGCCTAAAGCTTCGGCAGACATTATGGTATTAACCTAAACCTTGAGCCAATGATACCAACACCATCTTTCTGGGCTTGCTTCCAGTTCTCTTCCTGTTCTGCTCGGTTAAACACAAACTCAAGCATCCGAGCAATCTTGCTAACCCTTTGGTTATACTTATGCGCAATCCTAAAGGCTTTCTGCTTCTTAAGATGATCTTCAATTGTATATCCTAAGTCATAGAAATGCTTAGACTTTCTTTCATAAATGTCCATTGATTCAATAGCTTGATCTATGTTCATTCCTTCCCCTTTAGTTCATCAACCATAGAGTCTATTACTGCGCCGCTAGGAAGGCTTGAACTAGGGTCTCGATCATCATTGCCGACTTGAGCAATTGCCACATTAGCAGCCCTTCTAGCAAAAGGGTCGTTAAGGACAGCCAAAAGAGCTTTTGCCGAATCAACTGGCTCCTTGGGTAAGCCTGACTCAGACTCTGTTTGTGCTTTGATCCCGACGAATGACGGGTAATATAAATGAGCGATCTTGACCATAACTTGAGCAGCAATAGACAAATAACCAGTGCCAGCATCTGACTTGTCGCCATAACCCCTACCCTTTTCAAAAGCGTCTAATGCCTTGTCATGGATGTAAAGCAGCTTCTCTAAAGGGTTCAAGCCTAAAGCGTCAGCATCTTGCCTAAGCGAAATGCCCATCCCTTTATGACCACTAAGCAGCTTTGACCTAACGTCGGTAGA